AGGTGCCGACGGAGCTTCCAGTCGGGCGCGGGGTAGTCCTTCTCCTGGCCGCTGTCGCGGCATTGCCGCAGGAAACGGATGGCCCTCTTGCACAGGCCCTCGAACTCCGTGGACGCCACGTAGGTCGAGGCCAGGAACAGCTGCCGGCGCGTCTGGTGCATGGCGAACGCCGTGGCCCACTCGACGGCGGGCAGGCCGATCACCGGGTCTTCGTGGTTCTCGCTGCAGGCGTAGAGTAGCGCCAGCTTGCTGGCGTTCTCGGTGGTCCGCGACCATGCGACCTTGGCGACCTCGTCGTTGCGGGCATGGGCCTGGTCGTACTCGGCCTCGGTCTGGCGCTGGAGCGTCTTGATCGCCGCGTCGGCCTCCGGCGTGTAGGGCACGACGCGCGGTTCGGGATGGACCTCCAGTAGGTTCTTGCGGGTGCTGCCCGGCTGGTACTCGGCCCACCAGCGAGCGATCCGCAGGATCGGCTCTGGCAGACGGCGGGCGCTGCCGGGCTTCTGGCCCTCCCCGCGCTTGCCGATGTCCACGATGATCAGCCTGGCGAAGAAGCCGTTGGTCAGCATGCGCTGGCTCAGCGACTCGTAGAAGTACTGCGGCGTGGCCGTCCCGAAGAGCGTCAAGTGCGGCTGGTCGATGCTGGCGGCTTCCTTCTGGCCGGCCTTGACGCGGATCGGGTAGACGCCGTCGGCCGAGGTGTAGAGCGTCAGCAGGATGTTGGGGATCGACTCGCGCTTGTTCTCGCGGTCCAGATTGATCTGCCGCAAGACGCCGTCCATCTCGTCGTTCTGAAAGAGCATGGCGCTGGTCCGCGCCAGGGCGTCCTGAATGCCTTCGCCGGAAGCGAACTTGTCACCCAGCGACGAGACGTGCCCGATCTCGAAGAGCATGCGGGCGTTGACCTTGCGGGGAAAGTCCTTGCCTGTCCCGCTGGAGGCCAGGGCCAGCAGGTAGATGTTGGGACGCAGGTCGCCCTCGTCGCAGACCTTGCGCCCGGCCAGGTAGGACTGCAGCGCCATCGCCCCGCAGAAGGCCAGGCCGAGGTTCGGGTACGGCGCGTTGGCCAGCGTGAAGTCCATGACCTGCGCGACGAAGCCCGGCACGCGGAAGAGATGTTCCGGGATCGGCCCCGGGTCGGCGCTCTCTGCGGCACAGCCGCCGTTGTCGGCCTTCTCTGGCGGACATGCGCGGATCGACGCCAATATGCCGGAGATGTCCACGCCGCCGTGGCTGTCCGTCGCACAATCGCCGCCGAAGCCCAACAGCCGCAGAGAGCTGGCGGCCTGTTCGTAGTTGCCGCCGTGGTTGAGCAGCGCGTAGACCGAGAACGGCGAGTAGGCCTGGTTGGCCTCGAACGGCGCGGCGTTCGACGAGAAGACGTAGAAGACGCGGTCCTTGAGCGTGGCCGACCAGCCGGAGGTCTTGTCCGGACGTCGCCAGTACTCGTTCTCTCCGCCACGAGCCAGCGCCCATCCGTGCTGCTGGAGCACAGCCCGCAGATCTCCGCGGGTGTTGAAATCATCACCGGGCCTGTCGGCGTTGTCCGCCCCACAGGCGCGTTGTTCGGCCGACAGCGGGCCTGTGGGCCGCATAGCGGCATTGTTCGACGGAGAGCCGCCGATGTGCGGACTCTCTGCTGCACAATCGGGATGTTCGACCGATGACGGCGCTCTCTGGCCGACATCGCCATTGTGCGACGAACAAGCGCCGGGGTGGGCATTGTCCGAAGGACAATCGGCATGTGCGGCCGATGATGGGCTTCTCTGGCCCACAGCGGCGCTGTGCGACCGACAATCGCCACCGTGGGCGCTCTCTGCGCACAGGCCGCAGTTGTCTGCCGACAATGCGGCTCTCCGGCCGACACTCGCCGACAGCGCCGGACCATCGACCACAGGCGGCAGGTATTCGTTCAGCTCCCACGCCGCCTGGAGGAGAATGTCGCGTTCGGCCTCGGTCAGCACGGGCAGGTTGGCCAGGTCGCCCTGGATCACCTCGTAACCGGCCGTCGGGGCGCACAGGAACAGACCGCCCTCGCCACGGGTCTCGATCAGCGTGACGACCTTGTCGCCAACCTTGCGCTGCGCCAGCTTCAAGTTGCCCGACACGGCCGCGATGCAGCGGTAAACGGCATGCCGACCGTCCGACTGCGTGCGGGACAGGACCAGCCGCTCGAGCAGACCCGTGGCCGCTGTGCGAACCTTCGCGCACCATCGGTCGAACAGCTCGCCTCTGGCGTCGAAGTCCAGAATCTCTGCGTTGCCCGAGGCCTGTCCGCAGAGAATGCAGACGGCGTCGGGATTGTTCGCCATCCAGGCCGACAGTTCGGCTTCGGTGGGCAGTCTCTTCTGATACTGCTTCCACCGGCCCACCGCCGGGCGCTTCTCTGCACGCCTGGCGGGCAGGACGCAGAGACCCGCCGACAGGTAGGCGCGGGCGGCAGTTGTGATGGACCCTTGGTCAGTCATGCGCCGCCTTCACCTCGACCGCGCCCAGGTTGCAGCGGAAGTGCCAGAACATCCGCAGGGCCTGGCGCGTGATCGGGAAGCGCTCCTGCGGATCGTCCATCTGCTTGGTGTCGGACTCGTGCGCCTCCTGGACCGCCCGTTCCAGGGCCTCGACCGGGATGCGCAACGTCGCATCCAGTACCGCCTGAACCTGATTGACCACGTGGCTGCTGCTCATGGGACCTCCTCAGAACGGAATGTCGTCCTCGGGCCAGACCGGCTCGGGCAGGTCGGCCTCGACGCGCTCGTCGCCGCCATCCAGCCTTGGCGGAATCGGCCCGAACTGGTGGTTGACGATGCGGTCGTACTTCTCGCCCGTGACCGTGCGGACGGTGATTGCCAGCGTGGGCGCTATGCCGCCGGCCTCGCAGATCTGCACGGCCTGCTCGACGGTGTCTGGGACCGGCTCGTGCGACCGCAGCTTCCACCAGGCCTCGGCCTTGCCCCGGGCGTAGCCGGTGTGCTCGAAGCAGACCCACTCGCTGCGGTAGTCGTTGAAGCCGACGCGGTAATCGACCCGCATGGTGGGCGGATGGCCCTCCGGGGCGTCGCGCTTCACGTGGACGCCGTGGTAGACCTCGGTGACGGGGTACTCGGTCTCGGTGACCTCGCCGGAGAGCACGCCCGCCGTCGTGGCCTCGCGCTCGTGCTTCTCGCGCTCGCGGGCCGGGAACTCGTATCCGCACTCCGGGCAGACGGCGTAGGCGGCGTGGATCACCGCCTGGCACTGCGGGCACTCCTTGGCCGGCGCTTCACCGCCCCCGTTGGCGCGGTCCTTGACCTGCAGGGCATCGACCGGACCGTGGCGGAGGATGTTGCCGCCGAAGTCCAGGACCAGGCAGTTGTCCTTGGACGGATGCAGCCGGAAGCCCCGCCCGACCATCTGGTAGTAGAGGCCCGGCGAGTTCGTCGGCCGCAGCAGCGCCACGCAGTCGATGTTCGGGGCGTCGAAGCCCGTGGTCAGCACGTTGACGTTGACCAGGAACTTCAGCTGCCCATCGCGGAACCGCCGCAGCGTCTCGGCCCGCTCAAAGGGCAGCGTCTCGCCACAGACGAACCCGCACTCGTGGCCGATCTCGCCGAGCACGCGCTGGACGTGCAGGGCATGCTGCACGCCGGCGGCGAAGATCAGCACGCTGTGGCGGTCCTGCGTGTAGTCGATGATCTCCCGACAGGCCGATCGCACCAGCAAGTCGTCGTCCATCAGGGCCTCGACCTCGCCGGCGATGTACTCACCGCCGCGCAGGTGCAGCCCCGACGTGTCGACCTTGCGCCGCCCGGCCTTGGTCTTCAGTGGGCAGAGGTAGCCCTGGACGATCAGCTCGCGGACGCCGACCTCGTAGCACACGTGGTTGAGCAGGTTCTCCGGCCCGCAGATCATGCCGGTGGTCATGCGGTACGGCGTGGCCGTCAGGCCGATCAGTCGCACCCGCGGGTTGACGGTCTGCGCGTCGGCCAGGAACGTGCGGTACATGCCCTCGCCGTCAGGCGGCAGCATGTGCGCCTCGTCCAGAAGGATCAGATCGAAGGCATCGATCTCGGCCGCCCGCTTGTAGACCGACTGGATGCCGGCCACGATGATCGGGTGCTCGGTGTCACGGCTCTTGAGGCCCGCCGAGTAGACCCCGATCCGCATCCACAGGTCCGGGGCCATTACATGGAGCTTCTCGACCGCCTGCTCGAGCAGCTCCTTGACGTGCGCGAGGATCAGCACGCGGCCGTTCCAGTGCGTGACGGCGTCCCGGCAGATGGTCGCCATCACGGGCGTCTTGCCCCCGGCCGTCGGGATGACCACGCACGGG